CAGGAGCCTCGGCGAAGTAGACGCGACCAGTCACCGCGGCGTAGAAGGTCCCGGCCCCCTGCGAGGCCGTCGCCTGCGTGTAGAACGCCGTGGCAAGGGCAACGCTCATCTGGACAGCCCAGCCTCCCGCAACGCGCGGGCGATGGTCCCGTTCACGATGGCAGCCACCCGCGCCTCCGTGAACCGGGCCAGCACCGGAGCCACATACGGCCGCGGCGCCAGCCCCCGGCTGGTGCCTTCCTCCAGCCACCGGGCGTACTTGAGGTTGGAGCCCACCTTGACCACCGCCACGGTGCCCAGCACCACAGCCTTCGACCGGCCACGCTGGAAGGACCGCCGCAGCGTGCCCGTCTGGACCGCCGGAGGCTGGCCGGGAAGCGAACGAGCGTATCGCTTGGACCGGCGCCGCTTGCCCTTCTTGTCGGTGTAGTACCGGATGGCCCGCGCCCCGCCACCGGGCCTGGAGAGCATCCGCACCACCTGATTCTGGAACCGTACCGCCACCCGCTCCAGTCCGTCCCGCACGCCGCGGTACACGGCGGTCCGAATCCTCGCCTTGTCGAAGGTGTACGCCATGTCAGGGCCGCGGAAGCGTCTCCTGTGCGATGACCTTGGTGTGCCGGAGCGCCCCACGGGCCAGCTCGCCGGGGTGGACCACGCCCACAACATCCAGTACCCGGCTCTCCCCGTCAATCGAGACGGTGATGCGGTCGTCGGTGTCCACCGTCACGGCGCCGGGGAAGAACACCGAGTACCCGTTGCGGCCACGGGTGCAGCCCCACGCGTCCAGCTCCTGCGACGACGCCGGCTGAATCCACGCCGTCGCCGTGGCTGTGTTCGTGAACGACACCACCACCCCGCCGGCGGCGCCGGCCGCGTTGGAACGGTAGCCCAGCGTCACCGTCCGGCCGAACCGCCTGACAAGGGACGGGATGCTCACCGGATGCGCCTCCGGCTCGCCAGCAGGTCATTGATCTGGCCGGACAGCGTGGCGTTGTCGCCGATGATCTTCGTGGTGTAGGAGTAGTCCCCAAGACTCTCGGACTGCAAGCCCGGGTCACGCTGGCCGGAGTTGTAGAGGTACGAAGCCACGGTGATGCACGCCTGTTCGATGTCGTCCGGCGTGGTCGCCTCGCCCGCGTTGTATTCGACCAGTGCCCGCTGCGGCATCCTTGATCCGGCGCCGCCCATCCACCACGCCGGAAGCGTCAGGTACACCACGCCGTTCGTCTCGTCCAGACGCCAGCCCGTGCCCTCGTCCCATGCCACCGTCAGGGACACGGTCCGGTCAAGGAAGCTGCTCCCCGGCGTGATGTGGAGCTGGGCCGACCGCCCGACGATAAGGGCCGTGGCCGAGACGCCAGCCAGCGCGTCAATCGCGGCCGCCAGCGTGGACACGCTCTTGTAGGTGCCGAGCGACAGGTCCGATGTCGTGTCCGTGCCGTCGCTCGCGGTCGTGACCACCCGCACCTTCGACCCGTCGCAGGACACGGTCGCCCCGATGAGCGTGGGGTCAGTGCAGGTCAGCGTGATCGCGTCACGGATGCCGACCGCCACCGACCGCACCGTGTTGACCGGGTACGCGCTCAGCCGGAACACCGGCCCGTCCATGCGGGACAGGTCCAGCCATTCCGTGTAGTCACGCGCCCGCACCCGGTACCCAAGCCAGCCCTCGATGAGGTCCGAGGCCCGGTTGATACACTGCTCCAGCAGCGTGTCGTCCGTGGACACGGAGATGCCGAGGGCCGTCTTGAGGTTCGTCAGCGAGGTCAGGGCGTAGTCGTCAACTGCCATGCGTCACCGTGCCCATGCGGGCTTCCCGCGTGCGGTCCACTCGTTCAGGTACTGGTGACGCGACACAAGCTGCTTGTCCGGCCAGGTGACCAGAAGCTGCGAGTGGCCGATGACGCAGTCGTTCGCCATGTGGAGCGACAGCCCCGCGTCCCGCCACCGCAGCCAGAAGGCGATGTCCGCGTCGATCCGGCCCTCTCCGTACCCGCCCTCCGGGTCCGGCTTGTCGGCGAACCACGGCTTCTCCAGCTTGGCGAACGCCTCCGTTCGGAGCATCGTCAGGCCGAAGTGCCCCGTGCGGATCTTCATGAGCGGCTTCGACAGCATCTCGATGGGGGCTTCCTTCATCAGCTCCCCATTCTCGTCCGTCGCGGTGGCGAGAATGTGGTGCATCTCCCGCCCGCTCTGCATGGGGCAGACGGCGTCGAGGCCGTTGTCCTCCATGAAGTCGTGGAGCAGCATCACATCGCCGGTCGTGAACACCGAGTCGTAGTCCACCGTCAGGACATACTTGATGTTGTGCTTCTGCGCCGCCTCCACCAGCCGCGTCAGGCCGTGGTGCCAGAACACGCCGGTTGACTTCGACAGGTTGACGCCAAGCTCCGCCCCGACCGACTGGACGCAGTGGGAAGTCTCGGTGAATCCAAGCCGCGGCAGCGTCATGCACATCGCCGTGTCGGTGAGCCGCATCCCGGGCTTGTTGGCCCGCAGGTTCAGGCTGATCGCCTGCGATGCGCAGTCGTTGATAGTCGAGTACCACGGCCGGACGCTCCGCAGGCCGAATCCGACCAGCCCGTTCGTCAGCGACCGCCGGGTGAACCCGCAGTGGTGGAAGTCCGCCGGATCGGTCTGCCCGCCGTAGATGATGTTCCACAGGAGCGGGTGGAACTCGTCCTCCGCCAGCATCTTCCCGACAGCCCCCATGTCGGGGACGGCCACGGAGAGCGTCCCACCCGGACGCAGCTTCGACACCCAGTGCTTGAGGGTGTGGAGCGCGTCCTGCATCGTGTTGTGTTCAAGGCAGTGCGAGGCGCGGATGTGGTCGCAGCTCTCGTCCTCGACGGGGAGCGACCGAATGTCCACCCCGTCCTTGATGTCCAGATTCGTCCAGCCCTCCAGCTTGTCCTCACCGCTGCCCACATTGAGGCGGTGGTAGCCGGACTCCGGGCGTGGCAGCATGGCCTTCGGGGCCACCGGCGGAGCCTTGAGGCTCGCGTCCGGGTGGTGCGCCTCGACGGCAAGCGCGTCCTCCAGCGTCGGACCGATGCGCCCTCCGGTCCCGTTCTTGGTTCCTGTCAGCATGTTCATCTCCGGTTCGTGGAAGCCGGGGCGGAAGGGCTTGCACCCAACCGCCCCGGCGCGTTGAGGGGTGGACTCAGGACGGCGTCACGAACACCTGCGCGCCGACACCGCTGGCGTTCGTGGGAGACGCCTCACCGCGGCTCAGGATGCCCATGACATGGGCAAGCTGGGACCCCGTGGTGTTCGGCGTCAGCACCGGCCGCCAGTACCGCTTCCGACCCTGGAGCGGGATCGAGAACACCGCATGGACCTGCGTGATGTTCGTGACCGCCGCGAAGGTGGAGGTGGGAGTGGTGAAGTCGGTGCCGTTCACGAATCCCGTGGCCTCCGCGAAGTTGGACGCGTTCGTGTCGTCCGACTGCTGGAGCTTGAGGGTGGCGAGCGGGTGGTTGGTTGCGGCCGCGACGCCCAGCGCCACCACCACCCCGAGGTGGTCGTAGCCGAGGGTGTCGCAGTACGAAACGGTGTTCGTCTGAGCGGTGGCGTTGGACGCCACGGCCTGGCACGGGACCATCTCGACATACTTCACATTCTGTCCGATGACCATTGGTGTGTTCCTTGTGGCCGGGGGGACCGGGACGAGCCCGGCCCCCCGGACCGGAGATGTTGAGGATCAGGAGGCAGCGGTGATGAGGCCGACCAGCGGACCCGCGTCCGTGGTGTTGCCCACATCGTGGACGACGGCATCGAAGCTCGACACGCCACGCCAGCAGAGCTGGTTCTTCTCGAAGGCGTTGAGCGCCGAATCGGACACGGCGATGGACATGCCGGACTTCTGGCCGAAGTCGGCAGCCATCGCAAGGTCGCCGAACAGGCAGCACACCTGCGAGTTGGCCTCGGTGGAGGGCATGACCTGCGAGACGACCACGGGGTAGCCGAGGAAGGTGGGGGTGCGGACGCCGGAGATGATCTCCTGAGCGGTGACGCCGCCGGCGGCCAGCGCCAGCTTCTTCATCACGGACTCCCAGAACTTCTTGTGGCAGTACCACGTGGCGCCGGCCTCCGCGTACTGCGGGAGCAGACCGGCGACATTGTTGAAGTCGGCCAGCACCAGCTCCGAGTAGAGGTTGCCGGTGCCGACATAGAGGCCCTTGATGTTGGAGATGGTCGTGTCCACCGCACGGAGGGCGGCGCGGGCGCCAGTGATCCCGCCGTAGGTGGAGGTGCCGTCGCCGTTGAAGCCGCAATCGTCCTCCTTGTACGCGAACGCGATGCCGAACTCGGTCGCCAGCTCGTCCGCGATGCTCACGGCCGACGCCTCGTTGAGCTTGTTGGACGACTTGGACAGCGCCATCAGCTCGCGCGGCGTGAGGGTGATGAGGTCGTACTTGGGCGTGGACTCGGTGCCAGCCACACCCTCCGCCGTGAAGTAGGCGGTGACGCCGGACTTGCGACGGGGGTAGGTGTACGAATCGCCCTGCACCGGCACCATCTTGGCGTTCTGCCGGAAGATGCCGTACTTCTCGACGAGACGAAGCACGGTCGGCTCGAACTCGATGGGGATGAGGAAGCCGCCGTCCGCGTTGCTGCCCGCGGACATGGCCTTCTCCATGCCGATGCCCTTGTCGGCGCAGAACTGCTTGGCCCACGGGGCTCCCGCGATGGCCGCGCACCACGCGCCGAACTTGTACGCCTCTTCGGAGGTGGAGAACACCTTGGACCGCACCGAGACGGACTCGATGCGGGGGCCGGTGTACGCCTTGGCGATCTCCGCAGCCTTGCCGGTCTCGGACACGGCGCCCTTCCGAAGCTCGGCCGCCACAGCGGACGCGATCTTGGAGATGTCGCCGGCCGGATCGGCCGCCTTCGCGGCTCCGGCCGCCGGAGTCTCGAACTTGATGTCGAACTTGAGGTCGGCACCCTTCACCACGGAGCCCTCATCGTCCACGATGATGACTCCGGCGAGGTAGGCCGCCTTCGCGGCCTCGAAGCGGGTTTCGCCGTGCTGATCGGCGATGGCCTGGAGGTCCGCCTGGACCTGGGCCACGGTCTTGTTCTTCATTGGAGGATTCCCTTGTGCGTGTGACAGCGACACTGGCTCGTGTCGCGCCGCTCTGCCAAGGGCTTGCGCCCGATCAGCTCAGGCCGCGATTGCCTGTCGAACGACTACACCGTAACCACCGCCACGGGCGCGTCAAGCGTCCGCGTAGAGCTTTCCGCTCGCCTTGGCCTTCGCCATGCGGACGATGTCCGCCGTGTCCAGCGTCCCGAGACGGGGCACCCGCAGGCTGATCGTGTGGCACTTCGCCGCCAGCTCGGCCGTCTCCTCCGGCGCCGGAACGGCCACGGCCGCCTTCTCCACCGGCTCCGCCGCCTCCGCCGGGATGGTGCCCCCCCACTTCTCGATGTCGCCGCGTGAGACCAGCCCCTTACCGAGGGCCAGCAGCACCGCGTCCTGATTCATCGGCAGCGGGACCAGACTGATCTCCATGAGCGACCAACGATGGACCACCCGGAGGCAGTCCGGGCCGTACTTCTCCCGGTCGCCCTTGGTGGCCTCACGCCACCCGTTCGGCTTGACCAGTCCGCGGACGCTGACCGCGTTCAGCAGGCCAGCATCCACCAGCCGCTTCATCTCCTCCGGCTCCCACTCGCCGAAGTGGCCGTCCGGGCGGGGCGGGAACACCACATCCGCCTCGATCCGCCGCGGCATCCGGTAGAGCTTCCGGCACCTGGCGACGGCAGGTTGGCTGGAGTCGTGGATGTAGAGAATGACGGGGTTCTTCTCGTAGTCCGTCGAGTCCATCCCGTCCGGGACCAGCACATCGCCCTCGCGGTCCACCGAGTCGGTGGAGGCCACGAAGCGGTACGGCGCGTCCTGCGCCACCGGGGCGGTCACGGTCACGGACAGGGTCTTGGTGATCTTGAGCATGGGTTGCCTCATCGTGAGAGAACGGCCGTCATGGCACACCGGCAGCCGGGGTGCAGCGGCGGACCGTACACCGTTTCGTGGTCGATGTTCATGACACCGCCCTGCGCCCCGACCACGGTTGACCCCACCGGCAGGAACGAGTCCCGAAGCCCCACGGTCCGCTCAGAGAAGGTCGCCGCCACCGAAACGCAGAACTCGCACGCCTCCGGTGACAGCAGCCACCGCTTGCCAGCCACGACGCCGGACTGGTCCCAGCCCTCGATCTGGCCGTGACTGTACGCGCGGGCGGATTCGTACCTGGCGATCCGCTCCGACCGCACCTCGTCATAGCCGGAGGCAGTCAGGTCCGCGGCGATGTCGTCGATTGACCGGCCCTGCTCCAGCGACCGGCCCAGCAGGTCCGCCACGCGGGTCGTGGTGCCAAGAGTCACATCCTCGGCCAACCGGGTCGCCGAAGTGTCCACCCACCGCTGAACGGACGGGTTGAACACATCGAACGGGTCCACGCCAATCTCCGCCAGCCCCACCCGGCTCCCGAGACTGATGGCCTCGTCAAGCATCGGCTTGGCCGCGGCGATGGTGGCGATGGCGAACTCCGGCTTTGCGACCTCCAGCGCAGCCTGCGTGGCGAGCTGGTAGCCGGTCAGGCCGGACGACCGCAGCTTGGCGATCACGGCGTCAATCTGTCGCCCCAGAATCGGCCGCATTCGGTCGGCGAAGGCGCTGACGATGGCCTCGGCCGGGTCCTCCGGCGGGAAGCCCTTGTCCACCCCATACCGGCGGCAGGAGACCGCCTTGCACCCGCACGACTTGGTGGCGAGCCAGAGTCCCACCTTGGTCAGCGGGTCGATCATGACAGCTCAAGGATGGCCGCGGTGGCGTGGATCGTGGCCGTGTCGGACGCGGTCACATTCAGCGTGTCGCCCGGCTCCAGCACCACGATGTCGCCATCATTGCC